GGAAGCCAAGCTTGGCATAGCGTCGTTCTCTAACGCCACGTAACACCGTGTCCTTGGTGCTTGAGGTTGGTGGCGTAATACTAGACCTTGCCCGTCGTTTGCTGTATAGATTGACCATTTAGTCACCCCACGATATGTGCTGCAAGATGCAGCGTTAGAACGAGGATTGCGACGAGCAGGGTGAGACCTACGGTTGCTGGCAGGGTGGGGTCATACATGGCTTCGGCTCCTAGCATGGAACTACGGTGAAGATGATTGAGCTTGGGCCTAGATCACTATCTTCGCGGCACTTAGCCGCAACGATAGCAGCATCTATTCCCGCCACAAGTTCCGCTCGATCTTCATAGTATCGAACGGCGTGGTCGTAGTCTGTGCCATTGGCACGATTGACTGTGGTGTATAGTATGTATTTCATGCCTTAACCTCCTCTTTTGTGACTGGGGTCATACATGGCTTCGGTCTCCCATGTTGCGGTTGATCAACTCCTTGTAGCCCATGGACATGGCTACGTTTAAGACCTCTGGGGTCAGATCCTTGATCTTGACCCGCACTATTCGGCGTCGCTTGCGCCAGTAGAAGCTGAAGCCGAAGCGGCCGAGTTTCACGAAGTGCAGTCCTCCGATCTTGCGATAGCTCATCGCTTGGGCTCCTCTTTCCCATACCGCAGTGCATAGTCAATCTCACGCCAACCGGCGAAGTATTCGGCCTTGTCCGCTTCTAGGGAAGATCGCATGCCGAAGTGACAGCCGTAATATGGCGGCCTGCCCTCCAGCCTGTCTATTTGACCGCGTAACCTTTGGTTCGTCATCGCTTGTCCTCCGATTGTGTCCCCAGTGTACTACAGCCTGCTGCACTTGTCAAGGGCCTTGCCGAGCCTTGCTAGCCTCGCCTGACCCGGCCCTGATAGTCCCCTAATCTCCCCCTGATTGGCTATCAGACCTTGGTCCCATGGGGTCTCCCCGGTTTGCCCTCTGGGCCCTCCTTCGAAAGCTGCCCTTGGGGCCTTCCTGGCCCTTACTCCCTTGTATTAGAAAAAAAAAATTGGACAGACAGACAGGGGTAGACGGGCCTTCGAGGGCTCGAAACCGGGGCTTTCGACGGCGTAGCCGGGGGTATGCCATGGGTCTGGGGTCTGATAGCCCATCAGGGGAAGATTAGGGGAAGACTAGGGCCAGCCCAGCCTTCCCCAGCGAAGCGGAGCTTAGTCCTCCTTAGTCGAGAGCTTATCGACGTTGGCGACGAAGAAGGCTTCAAGCTCGGGCTTCATGGCGAGCAACCGCTCCCACTGGCTCAGGTACAGCGTTACCGGGAACCGGCCCAGCCCGTACACGGATATCGCGCCCTTCGCTGAAACCTTGATGTTGTTGCCCCTCTGCCTGAGCTTGAGGTTCTCGGCTTTGAGGGCGTCAACCATGGCCAGAAGCTGCTCGTTGCTGGGCTTGGTCTGGTCTTGGAGGGTTGCCATTGTCTAACTCCTTGGGTTAGGGCCAGTGGTGGCCGACCCCGCTATCTGGCGCCCCGATTGCGGCTTTTTCGTGGAATTCCTGCGGCTTTTTCGTGACATCGTGATTTCGACACCCCCCGGGCCCAAACTCGCGTGCTGCCGCCGCCAGCAGTACCCCTCCCGGCATTTTGTGTGAAATCCAAACGTCCATACCTTTGACCCCTATTGACAAGTCGCTCCGACTGTGGTACAATGGTAAGATGGACAGGCCTAAGAGCATGGAACCGCCGCTCAAGCGAGGCCGAAGGCCGGGGCAACTGATGTCGCCGTTCCGGCTGGAGTCGCATGGGAACAAGGTCGTAGCGAAGCTCCGGGACAGCCATCACCGGATCGCGATGCTCTTTGCCGCAGGCATGCGGACGGCAGAAGTTGCCCGTGAAACGGGGTATAGCTTGAGCTATATCAGCAACCTCCGGGGCGACCCGGCGATGTGCGATCTCGTCGCCCACTATCACCAGATGGGGGTTGGGGAGCATGTCAGCGAGATCTCGGGGATGATGCTGCAAGGCTCGCGGATCATTAAAATGGCCCTGGGCCAGATGGAAGAGCATTTGCAGGAGGCGCAAGAGACGGGGGAAAAGCTCCGGGTTCGAGAGCTTCTCTCGACAATTTCGACCGTCGGCGACCGCAGTGGCTACAGCAAGCACGAAACGCACACGGTCGAGCATACCTTCGCGGCCCGCCTGGATAAGGCCCTGGCCGCGAGCAGTAAGGTCATCGAGCTTCGAGTGGAACCGCTCGAGGCCCCAGCCGATGACCCCGGGGACAGGCAAAGCCCTACCGTGGAGGCCTTGCCTGCCTCTCCGCCAAAGGTGCGCCGTGCATAACTATATACCGATAACAATCGGGGTGATCGTAATCCTGAACTTCCTGTCGCTATTCTGGACCTAACGAAGCTGAGGTGGAGGGAACCATGAAGTGCAAGAGGGGCTGGTTGCATGGCTAGCTAGCGTTTCCAACGATCCGCTAGCCTTCGTCGTCGGCGCCTTCCCTTGGGGCGAAGGGCGACTCGCCGACTTTTCTGGGCCAGAGTCCTGGCAACGGGAAATCCTTGAGGCAGTCCGCCTCGGCCTTCCAACAGATAAGGCGATCCAGCTTGCCGCTGCGAGCGGTCATGGCGTGGGCAAATCCGCCCTCGTCGCTTGGCTGATCCTGTGGTCGATCGCGACCAAGCCCGACACCCGTGGGGTCGTCACGGCAAATACCGAAACGCAGCTGAAGACAAAGACATGGGCCGAACTTGGAAAATGGTATCATCAATTCATTGCGCGCGATTTCTTCAAGCTTACAGCCACCGCCATCTTCTCGTCGGACGAGGCCCACGAGCGGACCTGGCGGATTGACATGGTTCCTTGGTCCGAGCGAAACACAGAAGCTTTTGCTGGGCTGCATAATAAGGGCCGCCGCATTCTCGTCGTTTTCGACGAGGCTTCGGCTATACCAGATATCATCTGGGAGACGACTGAGGGTGCTCTTACTGACTCGGAAACTCAGATCATCTGGTGTGTATTTGGCAATCCCACCAGAAACACTGGCCGGTTTCGTGACTGCTTCCCAGGGCGTCGGTTCGCCTCGGTCTGGAAGACCAAGCAAGTCGATTCGCGAGAGGTATCGCTCACCAACAAAGACCAAATTAACCATTGGGTCTCGGCTTATGGCGAGGACAGCGATTTCGTACGGATCCGTGTTCGCGGCACTTTCCCTCGAACAGGCGAGATGGAGTTTATCTCGACGGAAGATGTCGAGAACGCGGCCAACCGCGAAGCGATCTCGTTCTTCTACGAACCGTTGATAATTGGCGTCGACGTCGCCCGCTACGGGGCCAACGAGTCCGTCATTTGGTTCCGTAAAGGGCGGGACGCCAGGACCATCCCACCGATCCGGCTTCGCGGAGCAAGCACCGTCGATCTTGCGGCTCGCGTAGCGGATGTGTTCCACAGTCATCAGGTGGATGCGGTCTTTATCGACGGCGGGGGCGTGGGCGGAGGCGTCGTGGACCAAGTTCGGGCCCTCGGGATCCATTGCTTCGACATTAACTTCGGGGCCAAGGACGACCTCCCCGGTGCAGCCGTAGGCAACGATGGCGAGCGATACGCTAACAAGCGAGCAGCGATGTGGGGAGCACTTCGCTCGTGGATGCGGGGCGCAGCGATCCCCAACGACCCCGACCTTCGAGCACAGCTGATTGGCCCGACCTACGTCCTCAACCTCCAAGGCCAGATTCAGTTGGAGAAGAAAGAGGACATGATGAAACGAGGGCTAGAATCGCCGGACCTGGCCGATGCCCTGGCGTTGACCTTCGCCTATCCCGTTGCCAGCAACCACAACGCCGACAGATTCGGGAACCGGCCGAAGATCGAGATTGAATACAATCCCTACGATCCTGAAAGGATGCTCGCATGAGCTTCGGATCATCCCCTGCTCCGCAGTATGTCCCACCGCCGCAGGCTCCAGCCGCTCCGCCACCGCCAGTGATGCTAGGGCAGCAGCCTGCCCCGAAGAAGGCAGCTAGGGGCCAGACCCAAACCTTCCTCGGAACAGGGACCGTCCCGACCGCAGGACAGCTTGGCACAGCTGCCCTACAGGCACAGACGCCAAGGGGCCAAAAGACCGTCCTAGGGGCCTAGCCATGCGAGTCCCGCCGAACAACGGCCGAAGACCGCCGAGGCCACCATCGAGGCCGCAGGCCTTTGACCCTTGGGCGGCTATTGCCGCCGCTTGGGCCGCACCGCTGCCGGAACAGCTTGGGTTTAGCCCTCCAGCTGTCCCGCAACCGCCGAGGTCCACAATTGAGGCCCCGCCTCCGGAGCCACCTCCCGAAGAGCCGGTAGCTGACGTTGTGGACCTCGGCGAAGCACGAGCGAGGCTGCGGCCGGAGGCTGACAAGCACGCAGAGCTTCTGGCGAAGCTAGCCCCGCTGGGCGAAGTTGCGGACGACGTTAGTCGGCTTCGTCGAGAGTTCGCAGCGGCAAACGACGGATCGCTGGCAAGCCTGCTCGCGGAGAGCATGGACTCTGTCAACTCTGCAATCAAGGGCATACAGCAGACCGTCGGGCGCCATGCCGCTGCCCACAGCAAGAGCTTGCAAGCAGAGCTTGGGAATATCCGCGAGCAAGCTACCGCCCAGCAGGCTGCGGCGCAAGCCGAGCGCAAGGCCGCCGACGGCCAGCATCGAAGCGAGATCGCGGAGCTTAACAGTAACATTGGCAAGCTCTTGACTTCGCAAGGCGAACTGGCCTCGCTTATCCGGGCTCCGAAGCGGATCGTCAGGGACAAGGACGGGCGAGCGATCGGCTCGGTCGTAGACCCAACGTTGAGGTGACGTTATGGACGCAGGAATGCCGCGTAAGGGCAAGGCCTTCGGCAATGCCGAGGTCTGCCAGATGCTAGAGCGATGGCTGGTTAGGGCTCAGGAGGGCAAGATCAACTATCTCGCGCTTGTCGCGATGGAAGGGCATAAGACGGCCTTAATGGACTACATCGGATCGGTCCAGATGGAAACTGCGGCTCCCTGGGCCTGTGAGCAGATGAAGGTTATGATCGAGAAGATCATAGAAGCCCGCAAGAGCCCGCCGGCAGATCCGGCGCTAGACGCCAGCTACGTCTGCTACAATTGTTGTAACCAGGCCTTGGCCTTCGATTTCTTGGTCTGGCTCGCAGGAGCGGAGATCGAGCGAGTTCGCGAAGGCGCCCCAGGGCCACTGAAAGTGGGCTTCTGGTTCGGGGCCAGCGGCACTCAGGGCCTGTACATCAATTACCGGATCAAGATGCTCGACGGCGTCGTTCGACCAGCGGTGCCGTTGATGGGGGCCGTCGAGGACAACGCTGGTTGGTACGGCAGAACCGCTGGCTACCGCCTTCGGCAGATTGTCGACGACCACGGCAGTGGCGTACCAGTCCCGCGATTTCGTGCCTCGCAACGAGCGAAGGCCTTCGTCGATTCGTTCCTGCTCCATGACGAGCGGCCGATTGTCATCACGCTTCGCGAGCAAGATCAGTATTGGGGCCATCGCAACAGCAATCTCGAAGCTTGGAAGGCCTTTGCCAAGTGGCTGCGCCAGCAGGGCGAGGCAGTGATCTTTGTCCGGGACAACGCAAAAGCAGATGAGCCGCTCGAAGAGTTCTGGACCTTCCCAGAAGCATCGAAGACCCTCGACGTCCGTTGTGCGCTATACGAGCGAGCGAAGTGCAATCTGCTCGTTTCCAACGGCCCGGCTTCGCTGCTGCTGTTCATGGACGCCCCCTGGCTCATGCTAACCCAGCACGACCCAGAAAGCGAGTATCCTCCGGAAACGCCGGAATGGTGGGAACGGAACGGGCTTGAGCCGGGCAAGTACCCGTGGCTAGGCCCGGCTCAACGGGAGGTCTTCTCCCTCGACTCGTTCGACGAAATCATGGCAGCATGGAAGGAGCATAGAAATGTTCTTTAGCAAGCGAAGCTTGGAAGGGTTCGTCTATATCGACCATCGAGCTTCGCCGGGGCTGCCGCGAGATTTCGCGATCCGGCACGGTTTACCGCCTGAGCTTGTGTGCGAAGGCGCTCTAATGGAAGCACCGACCTATACATGTCCGCACTGTGGTACGGTGGTCATAATTAATCCAAGGCGGACTCGGGAGCGTTCGTACTGTCAAAAGTGCGACAACTACATCTGCGATAACTGTGAAGCGGGACGGCGTCATCCAGACTACGTCCATCGAACCTTCCTAGAGTCCGCTATCTTAGCGGCCACAAATGGAGCTTCTAATGGCTAAGAGAGTATTTACGAGCCAGGGCTTGAACTTCACAGCCACGGCCGCTGGTTCGGTTGCGACCACTTCGGCCTACATGGCCCTTAAGGGCGGGTCAGCGACGCAGCTGATCGACGTGCTTGAAGTCGGCATTAATGGTATGGCGACTGCGAGCACCGTCACAGCACTGAACCTCGCGAGGGTGAGTACCCTCGAAAGCTCGGCGACAGCCCTTGCCGCGCCACACAGCGATGCGGGCATGTTCCCGAACATTACGGCTCTGGCGAACACGGTCGTGCCATTCGTGGCAGCGACCACGCAGCCGACCCCGTCGAACACCGTTACCGACGCCAAGATCAACCTAGCCCTGAATGCCTTCGGCGGCATCTATCGCTGGAATGCGGCGCCGACGCAGCAATGGCAGATCATCGGCAACACCGCCCCTGGCGGCGAGAGTGTGCTATGGAACTCTTCCACCGGCGGCGGCTCTACAGCACTGGTCAACGCTCATATCATCTACGAGCCGTACTAAGGCTCGCACTCTGGTGGTGTTTGTCGTGGCAGACACCACCAGGGGTTGATGCTATGGGCTTTCGGATGTACCTAGGCAAGGCAGCTGCCCCGATCACTCCGGGATCGTGGTCGGCTGGCTGGAATAGCACGGGCGGGGCTGCGGCAGATGCCTCGCTTGTCTTCGGACAATTATCGACAAGCGAAACGCATACCAACGACTTTGCAGCGTCGGATGGCACTTCTGGGCATTTCATTGCGGTTCGGCGATATGTCAGTCCGGCCATACAGTTTGCGGCAACGGTCGGCGGCAACATCAACGGTCAAGTGCTTTGTGCCGAGGCCGTAGCTACAGACAACGCCTTCATCGCTATCGGCGTCAAAGTTATTAAGTCCGACGGTACCGACAGGGGCATTATGTTGGCCGTCACGGCGCCGGTGGCCGCTGGCGATGAAATGTCCACGACGCTCACGAACCGATCATTCAAGGACTCAAGCGGTAATGCAACGATCGCATTGTCCAGTGTTGCCGTACAGGTCGGCGATTTCATTGTAGTCGAGGTAGGCTATCAGTACAACAATACAACCTTGCAGAGCCCTGGACATCAGAGCGGAGCGATCTTCAATACCACCGATTTGCCTGTTGACCAGACCACGACAGCCAGTGACAACGGTTGGGTTGAATTCAGTGATACGAGTAATTTGTCGTTTGGCCTCGTTTACATTGGTACAACACGCAATCCGATCGACAACGGCACCAATGCCACGACTCCAGTCGTGATTAGTGGTGTGGGCGACGGTGTGCCGCGCAACGGGACGTTGGTGACCGGCGATCTGTTGGTGATGATCGGCTATCAAAAGGCGGCGAGTGCCACGCTGGCGATTAGCGCCACCGGCGGGCAGACTTGGACTAGCGAAGCCGCGGTTACCAGCACAGCTGGAACCCTGCGGACATTCTGGTGTACCTATAACGGTGCCTTTACCGGCGGTGACCCATCGATCAGCTATTCAGCCAGCGTCAACAACACCTTGGTTGCACATATCTACCGGCCGCCGCCGGGCACGAGTTGGGCGATTAATGTGGCACAAGCCGGAAGCAGCGCCGCCGGCACCGTTTGCACGATCACCGGGCAGACGACAACCGGATCGGACCCGACGATCACGCTGGCGATGTGGGGCTCGGACGACGACAATACTTGGGGCACGCTGACCGGCACCGGCTGGGTGTCGACTGGCTGGGATCAATATCGCAATCTCGCTGGCCAAGACGCCAGCATGTCCGCGGCGCACAAGATCCAGACCTCGGCTGGGGCGACCGGCAACGTCAGTAAGACTCAGCTAGCAAACGGGCCGGATGTGACTGCGCAATCGATTATCACTTGGGGTGCAGCTGCACCAGCAGTGCTACATCCGCAGATCTGTTCATGACAGACGTATTTCGCGGCGAATTAAAAGTCTCGACCCTGTATTTACAGGACCCGAACGCTTGGTGGCGCACGTGGACGTGGCAATTTAACCCAAATCTGTTGCCGAAGCTGCCGCCGGGTAAGCAGTATTGGGAGCTGTCGCCGAGAATCCCGGATTACCCGTTCCCGGTTAGCTTAAGGACCTGGAACGACTGGTATCCGTTGATGTTGATCGGTAGGGACCGGGTCCTCGCTGGCAAGCAGAGCTATGCCCGGCCAGAGCCTGGGCCCATTCAGCCGGACAGGACTTGGACGCAGAACCTGCTGCAAAGCACGCTAGCGCCACCGGCGGGGCCAGCTGGCAAGCAAAGCACTGCCCTCGTGGTAACGAGTGCTGATCTCGGGTTCCGTGGCTGGATCTTCAGCCTGCTGCCGCTTGGCCAGCCAGCAGCGCCAGTTGGCGAGCAGATCTACGACCTAGCTCCGCGAAGCGAGGACCCATTCCCGAGGGCTCTACGGGCCTGGTCTTGGAGCTACAATCTCAACCTTATCGGGCAGGACTTCCTGCCGATTGGCACGGTCATAGACCGGATCCCAAGGGCATGGGCGTATCAGTACCCGACCGATGTTTACAAGTGGTCATGGAAGTACATTCCAGAACTGGTCGGGCAAGATGCCCTGCCAACAGGCGACCGGATCTACGAACTGCCGCCAAGAGATCCACGCGAAGCCAGGGCTTGGGCTTGGTGGTACAATCTCAGCCTAATCGGCCAGGATGCCCGTATCGCCGGCGAGCAGGTCTTTACGACCCCGCCTGCGGTCACGTGGTACCAGACTTGGGTCCTGAACCTATTGACGAGCACCCTATCGGTAGTTGGCCTTCCGGTAGGGGAGCAGGTGTACGATCGGCCCCAGCTGCCACAGTCTCCACTAGTCCCCAGCTGGACTTGGACGTACAACTTGAATCTCATCGGCCAAGATCAACTGCCGGTAGGTGAGGTTCGCACGGCCCTGGTGGTGCCTGCGGCGGCGCCGATAGACGCTACTTGGACGTGGAAGTACCTTCTGGAATTGATCGGTCGCGATGCGCTGCCAAGCGGCGAGGTCGTCTATGACCTGCCACCACGCGAAGCGCGTGAGGTTCGCGGTTGGAATGTGAATTTGGTCTTGACCACCCTCTTGGGTCAAGACCGGATGGTGGTCGGCCGGCAGGTCTATGACCCGACTCCAAGAGGCCTGCCGCCGATCGTCCCCAGCTGGGCTTGGCAGTATAACCTCAACCTGATCGGGCAAGACGCCCTCCCCGTAGGGGATCGAAGCTTCGAGCTACCACAGCGGCTAAGCTGGTATCAAAGCTGGACGCAGAGCTTGCTCACCAGCACGCTGTTTACCCAAGCGATACCGCCTGGGCAGCAGCGATACGACACGCCGCCGCCGGTCACGTGGCAGCGAAGCTGGGTGCAGAACCTGTTGCAGAGCACCCTCTTTGCACCACAATTGCCGACTGGCGAGCAAGTCTATGCATTGCCGGTGCCTTCGGCTGCACCGATCATGCAAAGCTGGACTTGGCAATACAACCCGAACTTGGTCGGCCAGGATGCATTGCCTGTCGGCAGACGAGCGACGGACCTACCGTCGCCGGTCGATTGGCGCATCGGTTGGGCGCAGAATCTGCTCGCAAGCACGCTTGCGCCGGTCTTTGCTCTGCCATTTAACCAATACGATTGGCCAATACCGAAGGGGCCGATCCAGCCAGTTCGCGGTTGGACATGGGCATATAACCTCGATCTGATCGGCCAAGACTCGATGCTGATCGGCCGTCAGGTTTGGGATCTGACGCCATTTGCTCCGCCGAGGAAGGACCAGACCTGGGTCTGGCAATACAACCTAAATCTCATTGGCCAGGATGCCCTGCCGGTAGGCCAGCGAAGCTTCGACCAGCCGCCGCTGCGGGTATTCTGGCAACGTAGTTGGGAGGTCAATCTAGTCCTCTCGACGCTGCGGGGCCAGGACCGGCTGCCGACCGGCGAGCAGATCTGGGCCCTCGCCCCGCAACCACCAGTGCCATCGGCATTGGTCTGGACGTGGCAATATAATCCGAACCTGATCGGGCAGGATGCCCTACCAGTTGGCCAGCGAAGCTGGGCTCGGCCGCCGGAAGTGGATTGGCGGCAGGGCTGGACGCAATCGCTTGTGGCGCAGCTTACTGCGGCCGCAGCCGTTCCGTTCTTCCCGAATGCTTGGCAGCTGCCAGATCAAGGGTTCTACCAGACTGATCTGCGGACGTGGGTCCAAGCGACCAAGCTCCTACTGGCGGTGCCGTTCAATCAACTCGATTGGCCGGTGCCACGGGCTCCGCAACAGCCTGCCCTTGGCTGGACTGCGTCGTACAACCTCAATCTTATTGCTCAAGACAAGCTTGTTGTCGGCAAGCAGGTCTACGACCGCCCGACGCTGGATGTTATCCAGCCAGATCGGAGCTATACAAGCTCTGGCCTGAGCCTGCTCACGGCCCCGATTGTCTACACCGTCGGTGCGCAGGTCTATGATCTGACGCCACGTGGATACGAGTACCCTGTCGACCTGCGGAACTCTATCTTCGGCGTCAATATCAATCTCTATCCACCGCCGCCTCCGCCAGTAGTGATCGTTACGCAGATCGTCGGGGATCCTTACGACCGACGGAAGCGGTATCGGTTCTCGCAGCCATTCGCACCGATGGACCGTTGGCAGTACGAAGAGATGCTGCACTTCATTGAGCGGAGCAAGATGAACGCCGCGGAACGCCGAGCGTACGATGCTCACTGGCGATACATTCGGAGCGTAAGCGATGAACGGGATATCGAGTTCCTAATGCTGGACGGTGTCCTGTGACCGATCCGAAGCAATTAGAGATGTTGAAAGCTATGCTCCGCAGGGGAACGCTGACGCCCGCAGAGCTTCTAGAGATCTTGGACAAGATCGGCTGGATAGACGACGATGGAAGTATCCGAAGGGGATATTTTACTAAGAAGGCAAGTTGAAGGTCGCCTTCTAGGCCTGCGAGTCAATCGCTGGTCGTGGTGGGTCCACGCGAGAGAACTCGCGGACTATCTGTTGCCAAGGAGGTATAGATGGCTAATTACGCCGAACCAGATGTCACGCGGTTCCCCGATCAATCAACATATACTCGATTCTACCGGGACTATAGCAGCCCGCAACTTAGCATCGGCTATAATGAGTGGCATTTCGTCGCCGACCAGGCCATGGTTCCGATTGAAGATCCATCACATCGATTCCACACAAACCTCTCCTATAGCACTGTGGCTCGCTGAGTGCGAGCGGCTGATGATGCTCGTGTTTCAGGAGAGCAACTTCTACAACTCCCTTGCGATTGCGTACTTCGATCTTGTGATCTTTGGGACCTCGTCCCAGATCATCTATGAGGACTTCGAGAACGTCATCCATTGTTACAACCCCTGCTTCGGCGAGTATTACGTCGACATCGACGGCAAATACCGTCCGTTGATCCTCTATCGTGAATTCACGATGACGGTGTCTGCTTGCGTGAACGCGTTCGGCAAGGAGAACGTCAGTCCGACGATCCGGGCGCTCTTTGAGCAGGGCGCCGCAGGCCTAACCAGGGAGCTAATAATTGCGCATGCAATTGAGCCGAATGATGATGGCAGGAAGTTCGGGATACCGGCGCACTTCGCATTCCGCGAATGCTATTGGGAATGGGGCGGGAGCACCTCCCCGCAGGGTGGTGCTGCAAGTCCCGTGGGATTTCTTCGTAAAGGCGGATTTCACGAAGCTCCGCACGTTACCACCCGGTGGGATCTTGTGTCTAACGACGCTTACGGGCGAAGCCCAGGAATGGATGCTCTGCCAGACGTTAAGCAGCTACAGCTGGAAGTTCGAAGAAAGGCCCAAGCGATCGACAAGCACGTCAATCCGCCGATGGTGGCAGATATTCAGCTGAAGAACCAACCAGCGAGCTTGATCCCAGGGGGGATCACGTACGTATCCGGGATGACAACCGGCAAGGTCGGCTTTGCCCCGGTGTACACCGTACAGCCAGACTTCGGCGGGATGACGGAGGACCTCACAGAGATCCGGGAGCGGATCAAGAAGGTGTTCTTCAACGATCTGTTTCAGGTCATCTCGCAGTACGAGACGCGAAGCAATGTCTCTGCGACCGAGATCGATGCTCGAAGGGCAGAGTCGCTGATTATGATCGGTCCTGTGCTTGAAAGGATACAAAATGAGATGCTGTCTCCTGCAATCGACCGAACCTTCGCAATTATGTCTCGGGCCGGAATTCTGCCGCCAGCCCCAGCTGACATTGCCGGGGCTGCCATCAACATTGAATACATCTCTATGCTGGCAACAGCACAGGCTGCTGCCGCTACTAGTGGGATTGAACGACTTCTACAAATTGCGGGCGGTCTCGCCGGAGTTGACCCCGCCGTTATGGACAATATCGACATCGACTATGCCCTCGACAAGTATTCGAGCTTGATGAACAATGACCCGAAGATCATTCGTTCGCCGGAGCAGTTGGCTGAGATTCGGCTACGTAGGCAGCAAGAACAGCAAGCGCAACAGCAAGCTGAACAGGCAGAGAAGATGGCTGCGGGAGCTAAGACGCTCTCGGAGACGCAGGTAGGCGGTGGGCAGAATGCCCTTCAACAGATGCTGGGGAGAGGGGTGCAATGAACAGCCGCGACGCCTGTTCTTGGGACACAAATCAGATCCGGTTCTTGCTAGAGCGACGGCAAGAAGGTGACTCGGCGGCGGAGATCGCAGCGGCAATGGGCGTTTCACGTAACGCTGTTGCGGGCAAGCTACATCGCTTGGGAACCAAGGGCATGCCACGTAAGAAGGTGCCTTCGAATGCGGTTAAGGTCCGAGTGCAGGCTAGGGTGTTTCCGACGAATATCGTTCGACAGAAGCCAGCGAAGCCGCTACCGAAGCCGAAGCCAGAGCCGCTGCGGCAGCTGAAGACGCTATTTGAACTTGCCCCCGGCGAGTGTCGGTGGCCGATGGGCCATCTGTTCTGCGGTGCTGAAGCACAAGGTAGCTATTGTCAGTTCCACCGACAGCGGAGCCTACAAGGCTATGAAGAACGCAAGCGACACCAAAGAAGTCAAGCGAGCAGAGAAAGCGGCCCGCCAAGCGGAGATGCAGCGGCATGAAGTCATACGTCATCTTATGTCGGAGTCATTCGGACGAAGCTGGGTCCTCGATATACTTGAATCGTGTCACGTATTCGCCTCCAGCTTCACCTTGGACCCGTACCAAACCGCCTTCCACGAAGGAGAGCGAAACGTCGGCCTCAAGTTCCTCGGTGACGTACTCGCCGCCTGCCCGGACAACTACATATTAATGATGAGGGAAAGAAATGAGCGATCAAGCAGCACCGACCACCGAGCCCGTAAGGACCGAAACGGGTACGATAGTGGATCAGACGAAGCCGGTGGAGTCGAAGACTCCGATTACAACCCCTACGACGGAGACGAAGGCGGAGCCGACGGAGAAGAAGAGCGTTCTCAATGAGCCAGAGGCCGGCTCGCCGAAGGAGTACGAGGCGTTCAAGGTCCCCGAAGGGTATGAGCTTGACGCTGAGGTCTCGAAAGAGGCTTCGGGCCTCTTCAAAGGCATGAACCTATCGCAAGCGGATGCACAGAAACTGGTCGACTTCTACGTGTCGAAGACGACCGAGTCGGCAGATGCCCCGTACAAGCTCTGGGAGCAGACACAAGAGCGATGGGTGAACGAAGTCCGAGCGGACCCGGAGCTAGGCTCCAAGCTGGCCGCAGTGAAGACAGCGGTTTCAAAGATGATCGATGGGGTCGGTGATGCCAAGCTCGCGAGCGATTTCCGCTCAGCGATGGACTACACCGGCGCTGGTAACAACCCAGCTTTCATCAAAGTAATGTATGCCCTGGCACAACGGCTCACCGAAGGTGGTCATGTGTCGGGCACCGCCCCTTCGGAAATTGGTCAAGCTCGCCCTGGGTCAAGGCCCGCAACGGCAGCGAAGGCCCTTTATCCGAACCTTCCGTAACCCAGCCCTGGATAGGGATGAACCGCAATGCGCAGATGGGAAATGGAGCCCCTCTCAACCCTAATGGAGGCCTTAAATGGCTGTTCTCTCCAATACGGCACTGACGTATGCCGATTGGGCCAAGCGGCTGGATGACGACTACAAGGTCGCAACTATCATCGAGCTTCTGTCCCAGACAAACGAGATCCTTGACGATATGCTCGTCATGGAAGGCAATCTGCCGACCGGGCACAAGACCACGGTCAGGACCGGCCTGCCGCAAGCGACGTGGCGCCTGCTGAATACCGGCGTCCCGAACGCGAAGTCCACGACAGCCCAGCTTGTCGATACCTGCGGGAATCTGGAAACGTACTCCGTCATCGACAAGGACGTCGCAGATCTCAACGGTAATACCGCTGAATTCCGGCTGTCGGAGGTCAAGGCCTTCCTCGAAGGCATGTCGCAGCAGGTTGCGGCGACGCTGATCTATGGAAACCAAGCAGCGAACCCGGAACGATTCACCGGCTTCAGCCCGAGGTACTCGACCAAGACCACGACCGCTGCCCAGACGGCGAACAACGTCCTCGACGGCGGTGGGACCCTCAACACCAACACTAGTATGTGGATCGTAGTGTGGGGCAACGATACGCTCCATGCGACGTTCCCGAAGGGGAAGATCACCGGCCTACAGCATAGGGATATGGGTGAGTGGCCGGTGACGGACTCTGGCGGTAACACCTACCAGGCCTACCGCGATCACTTCAAGTGGGAGATCGGGCTCGTGCTTCGCGATTGGCGTTACGTGGTTCGTGTGGCAAATATCGATGTCACGCAGCTGACTGGCGTCAACGCAGCGAACCTGATCAACCTCCTTGTCAGGGGACTGTATCGCCTGCCGACGGCACCGGTGTCAGCGACGACGATCCAGACCTCGGACACGCCGGAGGTCCGGGCGAATATGGGCCGTACCGCGATCTACTGCAACCGCGTACTGCGGACGTACCTCGACCTTCAAGCGATGAACAAGACCAACGTCCTGCTTCGCATCGAAGAGTTCGACGGCAAGCCAGTTACCACGTTCCGTGGGATTCCCATTCGAACGTGCGATGCGATTCTGTCGAACGAAGCGCCGGTTACCTGAAAGGAGCTACACATGATTCTCGACAGACTACTCACCTTCTCTGGGGTTGTTGGCACGTCCATCGTCGACTCTGTGACGATCACGGGCAACAGCACCAATATCGTTGATCTGCATATCGTTGGCCTTCCAGTTCTGGCCTCTGGCCAGGGGGCGAGGGACATCGGTATTGGCGACGATCCGGCGATGAAGCTGCTGGTGCAGGTCACAACGGCCTTCACTGGCGGCACTTCGCTTGCGAT